ATGGGACGGATCGGCAAGGTCGGGGAGGGCCATGGAGGAAATGCGGGCGGCAGGGCGCGTCCCGGCCGCGCACAGATGGACATTTTTCTGGAGGCGCTCGCCGAATCGTCAAATGTGGCCGCATCGGCGCGCAAGGCCGGAATCGGCGCCGATGCCATGTATCGCGAACGGCGGCGCAACAGCGGCTTTGCCGCGCGCTGGCAAGCGGCGCTGTGCGAAGGCTTTGCCCGGCTCGAAGCCGAACTGCTGGCCGAGGCGCTGATCGCGCCGACGGGCAATGTGAAGGATGCGACGCTGAAATCGCGGGCCCAGAAATACCGGCTCGGCCTTTCGTTGCTCGCGGCGCATCGCGCGGCGGTGCGCGGGGCCAAGCTGCCCGGCGTCGGCCCCGCCGCGGCACAAGGGAGCGCCAAGGCGCGACTGACCGCGAAGCTCCATGCGATGCAGGCGCAGGCCGCGGCCGAGACCGATCTGCTCGCCGATCAGGGCGAGCGCGAATGAAGCACGCAACCGACTGCGTCGGCGAAACGCGGACGAAACTCGATCGCTGGTTGAAGGCGCTGTCGGACAGGAAATGCGCGCAGCTGCTGACCGACTGGTCGTGGTGGCGGCGCGCGGACCAGAATCCGCCGACGGGCGACTGGCATGTGTGGCTGCTGCTCGCGGGGCGCGGGTTCGGCAAAACGCGCACCGGCGCCGAGTGGGTGCGCGCCTTTGCGGAGACGACGCCGGGTGCGCGGATCGCGCTGGTCGCGGCGTCGTTGCTGGAGGCGCGGCAGGTGATGGTCGAGGGCGAAAGCGGGTTATTGGCGATTGCACCCGACCATCTGCGCCCCGAATATGAAAGCAGCCTGCGGCGGCTGACGTGGCCGAACGGCGCGGTGGCAACGCTCTATTCGGCTGTCGAGCCCGACAGTCTGCGCGGTCCTGAGCATGATGCGGCGTGGTGCGACGAGATCGCAAAATGGCCGAAGGGCGAGGCCGCATGGGATAATCTGATGCTGACAATGCGGATTGGCGCGCGTCCACAGGTCGTCGCGACGACGACGCCGCGCTGCGTGCCGCTGGTACGGCGACTGATACAGGAAAGGGGGGTTGCGACGACGCGCGGGCGCACGGCGAGCAACCGGCGCAATTTGTCGGTTCAATGGCTGGCGACGATGGATGCCATCTATGGCGGGACGCGGCTGGGGCGGCAGGAGCTGGACGGCGAATTGCTGGAGGATGTCGAGGACGCGCTGTGGACGCGCGCGCTGATCGAGCGGTGCCGCGTCGATGCGGGGAGCATCGGCAAATTCGCGCGCGTCGTGATCGGCGTCGATCCGCCGGCGAGCGCGGGGGGCGATGCGTGCGGGATCGTGGTGGCGGCGCTGCTGCGCGACGGGCGGCTGGCGGTGGTCGAGGATGCGAGCGCCCTACGCCCGCTGCCGGGCGTGTGGGCGCAGGCGGTGGCCGCCGCGGCGGCGCGCTGGGGCGCCGAGCGCGTGGTGGCCGAGAGCAATATGGGCGGCGACATGGTCGCGGCGGTGCTGCGCCAGGCCGACATGACGCTGCCCGTCGTGGCGATTCATGCGAGCGTCGGCAAGGCGCGGCGCGCGGAGCCGGTGGCGCTGGCCTATGAGCGCGGGCAGGTGGTCCATGCGGGGGCGTTTGCCGACCTGGAGGACCAGCTTTGCGGATTGCAGATGGGCGGCGGCTATGCGGGGCCGGGGCGCTCGCCCGACCGGGCGGATGCGTGCGTGTGGGCGCTGGCGGCGTTGCTGGACGGGATGCGCAAGGGGCGCGGGCCGGGGGTGCGGGTGGTTTAGGGAGAGATTATCCTGACGGGATAATTTTCACTTGACGTTAATACAGGATGTCTTATCTGACGGTCATCAACTTCTTCCCCGCCGGACACGCCGAAAGGCCTCCGGCGGGGTTATTAATTTTGGCCTAGCGAAACTGTTATGTTCATGACATGTTCCGTTATATGGCAGACCAGCTACCTCTGATTCGCGCCGTTGCGTTTTTCGACGGACAAAATCTTTTCCACTCTGCGAAGCAAGCGTTTGGATACAGCTGGCCCAATTTTGATCCAACCCTATTGGCAGAACGAGTTTGCCAAGACCATGGTTGGCAGTTGCAGCAAACACGCTTTTATACCGGCGTTCCGGATGCGGCAGACAAGCCGTTCTGGAATCATTTTTGGGTTGCAAAAGCTGCTCAAATGGCTCGCCAAGGCGTCCATGTTTTTACTCGTTCCTTACGCTATCGGAACAAAAAAGTCAGACTGCCTGATGGTACAGAACACTCATTTCTAGACGGAGATGAGAAGGGGATAGATGTTCGTATCGCGCTAGATGTCATCAGGCTTGCCTTGAAACGAGAGTTTGACGTGGCGATCCTGTTTTGTCGTGATCAAGATCTTACCGAAGTGGCCGACGAAATTCGGCTGATAGCACAAGAACAAAAACGTTGGATCAAGGTAGCCTCCGCCTTTCCGGTAAGCCCGACATATCGCGTAAGAGGCATCGACAAGACAGATTGGATCAAGCTCGACCGGCAGCTTTACGACCAATGTCTGGATAGCCGCGACTATCGTCCAAAGAAGCCTGCCTAAATAGGAGATCATCATGAACTGGTTTGGCCGGAAGGCTGCGCAGGGGGCTGCGCGGCCCGCTTTGTCGCGGGTGTATGGGAGCTGGTCGGCGCCTGCGCCGCTGTCGTGGGAAGCGCAGGTGCGCGAGGGGTATCTGGCGAATGCGATCGTGCAGCGCAGCGTGCGGCTGGTGGCCGAGGCGGCGGCGAGTGCGCCGCTGGAGGCGAGCGATCCGGGGCTCTTGGCGCTGGTTTCGGCGACGTCGGGCGGGCAGGGGCTGCTTGAGACGCTGGCGTCGCACCTGTTGCTGCACGGCAATGGCTATGTGCAGATTTTGACCGATGGCGCGGGGGCGCCGGCCGAGCTGTTCGCGCTGCGCCCCGAGCGGGTGACGGTCGAGGCCGACGCGCGCGGGTGGCCGGTGGCCTATCGCTACAAGGCGGGCGGGTCGGCGGCGGTCCTGCCCGCCGAGGATGGCGCGGGGCGCGTCGCGGTGGTGCATGTGAAGGCGCTGCATCCGCTCGACGATCATTATGGCGCGGGGTGCCTGGGCGCCGCGGCGGGGGCGATCGCGGCGCATAATGCGGCGGCGAAGTGGAATGCGGCGCTGCTGGAGAATGCGGCGCGGCCGTCGGGGGCGCTGGTCCATGATCCGGGCGACAAGGGGATGCCGCTGTCGGCCGAGCAGGTCGAGCGGCTGCGCGAGGAACTGGCCGAGAGTTTTTCGGGGCGTGCCAATGCCGGGCGGCCCTTGCTGCTGGAGGGTGGCCTCCGGTGGCAGGCGCTGTCGCTGTCGCCCGCCGAGATGGATTTCCTGGCGCTGAAGGATTCGAGCGCGCGCGAGATTGCGATGGCGTTCGGGGTGCCGCCGATGCTGCTGGGGCTGCCGGGGGACGCGACCTATGCCAATTATCGCGAGGCCAATCGCGCGCTGTGGCGGCTGACGGTGCTGCCTTTGTGCGCCAAGATATTGGGGGCGATCGCGCAGGGGCTGTCGGGCTGGTTCGACGGCGCCGAGCTGCGCGTCGACCTCAACAAGCTGCCCGCGCTGGCCGAGGACCGGATGGCGCTGTGGCGCGAGGTGTCGGGTGCCGACTGGCTGAGCGCGGACGAGAAGAAGGCGCTGCTGGGGGTGGCGTAGCGTTCGCGGGCGCCGGCCCACCCCCACCCAGCTTGCTGCCAAGGCTGCGCAACCCTCCCCCCTCCCAGGGGGAGGGTTTTTTGTGAGGATAGCGACATGGATGAAGATGAGGCGCTGGCGCGGTTGATCGCGCTGGCGGGGACAAGTGCGATCGGAGCGTCCGGTGCGTCAGGTGCCGATGCGGCCTTGCTGCGCGCGGTGGTCGAGGAGGCGAGCGAACTGGGGGCGCGGCGGGCGCTGGCACGGCTGGGGCTGGCCGATGCAGCGGCGCGCGACGATGTCGCGGACCTCAGGCAACTGCTCGGCGCGTGGCGCGACGCCAAGACGAGCGCGTGGAAAGCGGCGGTCGACTGGGCGGTGCGCGGGATGCTGGCGCTGCTCGTCGTCGGGCTGGCGGTGAAGCTGGGGTTGCCGGGATTGCTGAAGTGAGAATCGCCCACTTGAGTTCCCCTCTCCCAACCCTCTCCCCTGAAGGGGAGAGGGCTATCCGTTTCGCCGGTTACGCTGCGGTGTTCGACCGCGTCGATCGGGGCGGGGACATTGTACGCAGCGGGGCGTTTGCGGCGAGTTTGCGGGCGCGGCGGGCGGTGCCGTTGCTGTGGCAGCATCGGCCGGGAGCTGTCGTCGGCGTGATCGAGGCTTTGGCGGAGGACAAGCGCGGGCTGCGCGTGGTCGCGCGGGTGACGCATCCGACGGCCGCCGGGCTGGTCGCGCGCGGGGCGCTGACCGGGCTGAGCTTTGGCTATCGGGTGACGGCGGCGCGCGGGGCGCGGCCGCGCGAGCTGCTGGCGCTCGATCTGGCCGAGGTGAGCCTGGTGGCGATGCCGATGCAGCCGCTGGCGCGGGTGATAGCGGTGGAGGATCGCAGGCGCTGATTTGGCGCTCCTCCCCATCGCAAGTCGATGGGGAGGTGGCAGCGGCGCGAGCCGTTGACGGAGGGAAATGGCGCGAGGTTGTCGCCCCTCCACCACGCCCTTCGGGCGCGGTCCCCCTCCCCATCGCAAGTCGATGGGGAGGATTCTTTTTGGTTGAAGGAGTGACGGGCATGGAAGTGGATATGGAAGTGAAGGCCGATGCGCTGGACGGCGCGTTCGATGCGGTGCTGGCGGCGGAGGCCGTCGATGAGCTGAAGGCGTCGGTTGCGGCGCTGAAGGCACAGGTCGATGCCCAGGCGGTCGCGGCGGCGCGGTTGCCGCTCGACGGGGCGAAGGCGGCCGATCCGGCGCTGGACGCCTTTGTCGAACGTTATCTGCGGCGCGGGATCGACGCCGGGGTGGAGATGAAGAGCCTGTCGGGGGCGAGCGGAGCCGAGGGCGGCTATGCGGTGCCGCGCGAGATCGACACCAGCATCGCCGCGACGCTGAAATCGCTGTCGCCGATCCGCAGCATCGCGACCGTGGTGCAGACAGGGACGAGCGGGTACCGGAAGCTGATCGCGACGGGCGCGACGGGCGCGGGCTGGGTCGGCGAAAGCGACGCGCGGCCCGAGACGGCGACGCGCAGCTTTGCCGAGATCGCGCCGCCGTCGGGCGAGCTTTACGCCAATCCGGCGGCGAGCCAGGCGATGCTCGACGATGCGATGTTCAACGTCGAGGCCTGGCTGGCCGACGAGATCGGGCGCGAGTTCGCGGTCGCCGAAGGGGCGGCGTTCGTGACCGGCAACGGCACGAACCGGCCCAGGGGATTCCTGACCTATGCGACGAGCGACGAGGGTGACGGTGCGCGGCCGTTCGGCACGTTGCAGCATCTGGCGACGGGCAGCGCGGGCGCCTTTCCGGCGGTGAACCCTGAGGACAGACTGGTCGAGCTGGTCCATGCGCTGAAAGCTCCGTACCGGCAGGGCGCGGTGTGGGTGATGAACAGCGATACGCTGGCGCGCATCCGCAAGTTCAAGACGTCGGACGGCGCCTTCGTCTGGCAGCCGGGGCTGGTCGAGGGACAGGCGGCGAGCCTGCTCGGCTATCCGGTCGTCGAGGCCGAGGACATGCCCGATATTGCGGCCGACAGCCTGTCGATCGCCTTCGGCAATTTCCGCGCGGGCTATCTGATCGCCGACCGCGGCGAGACGCGCATCCTGCGCGATCCGTTCAGCAACAAGCCCTTCGTGCATTTCTATGCAACCAAAAGGGTCGGCGGCGCGATCATCGATTCGCAGGCGATCAAGCTGATGAAATTCGCCGCCAGCTGAGCAGCACTGGTGCGCGATGGGTGCCCGGTCCGGCTTCCCTTTCCCTTTCGGGAGCGGGCCGGGCGCCAACTGTTCCGATTCCCGAAACGTTGAAAGGATGGCTTTGCCATGCCGACCCCCTTTTTCGCCGACCTGGTGCGCGAGCTGGCGCAGGAGGGCGGGACCGGGCCGCTGACGCCGACCGGCGCGGTGCCCGGCCATCGCCGGTTCGCGGGCGCCGTGCCGCCCGGCGTTCCGTTTCATTATGCCGTCGCCGGGATCGCCCATCCCGATCAGTGGGAGGTCGGGATCGGGCGGATCGACGGCAGCGGGCGGTTGCTGCGTGACGCGGTGGCGGCTTCATCAGCGGGCGGCGCGACAGTCGATTTCGCGCCGGGGCTGAAAACGATCGCGCTGACCGTTGGCGCCGACTGGTTTGCGGGCCGCGATACCGAGGCGGCGGCGCTGGCGGACGAGGTGGCGGCGCTGGGCGGCGAAGTGGCGACCCTGACCGGCGTGGTCGCTACCAGACAGCCGATTTCGACATTGCATGGCAGCGTGGAGTCGGGCGAAGCGAGCGACACGGTGACACTTCGCCGCGGCGCGGACTGGTTCAACATTCCGCTTTCGGCGCTGGCGTTTCGCGATGCCGACGGGCGATATATATTCGGCGCAGCCGTCCCCAATTATCTGTTCAACGTGGCGATCGCCAATCCCGCTCGCGGCATCCTCGCCGACTTTGCCAACCTCTCCGGCACGCCGAACGGCGCCCAGATCAGCTTCACGCAGGCCGGCATCAACAACTGGTGCATCGGGCAGGTTCCGGGGATCGACGCCTTTGCCCTTTACCGGGGGCGCAACGGCGCCGCCGATGGCACCGAAATCTGTCGCTGGTCGGGCACCGGCCTTGGCGTCGGCACGTCCCCGGCTGTCCGGCTGCATGTGAAAGCGGGCGGCGAGATACAGCGGCTCGAAACGACCACGGCGCGCGGCGGTGGCGCCTGTTATCAGGCCTTTTACGATCCGTCGGGGGCCAAGGGGTTCTGCGGCTATTCGGCGATCGACGATGGCTTCGACATCTGGAACAGCCTGAACCATCCGATTCGCTTCGGCACGGGCGGCGCCTATCGCTGGGCGATTTCGTCCGCCGGGGGTTTCTATCCGGTCGCCGACAATGCCTATACCATTGGCGGCAGCGTCAACCGGGTCAGCGAAATCTATGCCGTCAACGGCACGATCAACACCAGTGACGCGCGCGAAAAGACATGGCGCGGGCCGCCGACCGAGGCCGAACTGCGCGCCGCGCGGCGGATCGCGGGCGAACTGGGGTTCTTTCAATGGAACGCCGCGATCGCCGAAAAGGGCGAGGACGGCGCGCGGCTGCACTTCGGCGTGCGCGCGCAGGCGGTATGGGCGATCATGGCCGACGAAGGCCTGATCGATCCCGTTGTCGAAGGCGGCGATCCGAGCAGCCGCCATGCCTTTCTTTGTTACGACGCGGGGGATGAGCGGGGCGGGGACGAGGCCGTCGCCGACCGCTTCGGGGTCCGCACCGATCAGCTCGCGCTGTTCCTGATCGCGGCGCAGGAAGCGCGGATCGCGGCGCTGGAGGGGGCGGCATGATCGACGGATCGGCACTGGCGGCGCGGGCGATCGCCGATGTGGCCCGGCGCGGCCTGGCGAGCGAGTGGGCCGGGCCGGAGCCCGCCGCGCCGCAGACGGCGCCGCCGCCGGTGCGCGAGGCGGCGCGGCGCGTGACGCTGCGCAAACCATAGGACCCTAACGAAAGGGCGCGACAATGACGATGATGGTGAAGGATCCGGGGACGCGGATCGATTTCGAGTTCGACTGGGCGGCCGCCTATCCGGGCGGGCAGGCGGTGATCGCGAGCGACTGGTCGGTCGAACCGGCCGAGGATGGCGGGGTGATCGTGGTCGGCGCGGCGCACGACCTGCTGGAAGTGACGGTCACGCTGGCCGGCGGGATCGCGGGCCACGTCTATCGCGTCACGAACCGCGTGACGATGAGCGACGGACAGATCGACGAACGGTCGATGACGATGCGGGTGGAGGAGCGATGATGGCCGAAAGTCTGGTGCCCGGCGACGCGCCGGTGAGCCTGAACGAAGCGCGCGGCTGGCTGCGGCTGGGCGCGACGGTCGACGATGCGGTGGTGGCGGGACTGGTCCGCGCCGCGACCAATATCTGCGAGGCCTTTATCGGCCAGTGGCTGATCATTCGCGCTGTCGATGAGCGATTGCCGATCGGTGCGGGCATGGTGCGGCTCGGCGCGCGGCCGGTGGTCGGCATCGACAGCGTGGCGCTGCTGGCGCCGGGCGGCGGAGAAACGCCGCTGGCGGAGGCCGATTACCGCGTGTCCGTCGGCCGCGACGGGAGCGCGCACATAAGGATCGAAGCGGCGGGCGGCGCCGGGCGGCTGCGCGTCACCTATCGCGCGGGGATCGCCGATGGCCCGAACGGCGTGCCGGAAGCGATCCGGCAGGGGATATTGCGCATGACACAGCATCTGCACGATGCCCGCGACGGGTCGGGCGCGGCGCCGCCGGCAGCCATCGCCGCGCTGTGGCAACCGTGGCGGCGGCTGACGCTGGGCGGCGGGCAGTGACGAGCGCCGAAGGCGCGGTGCGCGCCCGCGCGCTCGACCTGCTGGCGCGCGACGATGCGCTGGCGGCGATGATGCACGGCGTTTTCGACGGGGTGCCGCCGCGCGCGAGCGCGCCCTATGCGATGGTCGCCGGCGCCGAGGGCCGCGACTGGGGCACGAAGGACCGCGCGGGGCGCGAGGTGCGGCTGACGCTGGTGCTGGTGGGCGTCGGCGGCGCGATGGAAGACGGCGCCGCCGGCTGTATCGAGCGCGTCGTCGCGGCGATGCGCGGGACGGCGGGCGGCTGGAATATCGTCGGGGCACGCACGATCCGCACACGCTTTGGCTTTGGGCGCGAGGGCGGCTGGCGGCACGAAATTGTCGTGCGGTGCCGGTGCCTTGCGGCCTGAGCCCTGGCGGTCGCGGATCAGTCGCCGGGCAGCGTGTTGGTCGATTTATAGTCCTTGAACTTCTCTGTGAAGTTCTCGTGATAATCCTCGACCTGCCAGTCGGCGTCCTCGGTGGCGACCTTTTCGGAATCGCCCGCGGCGCGGCCGAGCGCGATCACCGCCTTGCGAAAGGCGTCGCGTTCATTCGCGCAGTTCGCCTTCAGCCGCATCCCATATTCGGCCTCTTCGATCTTGGCTTCGAGCGATCGTTTGAGGTCGTCGCGAAGGCATTTGGTGAAAGCGGCGCGCGTCCGGTCGACCGTCGCGGCGGGCGACTGGACCATCGCAGCCAGAACCAGTGTCGTAATCAGCATCCTGCGACTCCCCATTCCGCATGATTATTTTTCAAGGAGATTAGACGATGGCCATCGAAAATGGGAGCGCTTTTCTGCTCAAGGTCGGCGACGGCGGCGCGCCGCCGACCTATCGGACCGTCGCTGGGCTGCGCACGACGCAACTGTCGGTGAACGGCGAGGCGGTGAACGTCACCACCAAGGATTCGGGCGGATGGCGCGAGTTGCTGTCGGGCGCGGGGGTACGGTCGGTGTCGGTGAGCGCCGCGGGCATCTTTACCGGGTCCGATGCCGAGCTGCGGCTGCGCGGCCATGCGCTGTCGGGCGTGATCGACGATTATGAGCTGAGCTTCGAGAGCGGCGAGCGGCTGCGCGGGCGCTTTCTGGTCACGCGGCTCGACTATGCCGGCGATTATAATGGCGAGCGCAATTACACGCTGAACCTCGAATCGAGCGGCGCGGTGGTGAGCCTGTGAGCGCGTCGGCGAAGATGGGGGCGAACGCGCTGCGCGGCGAGGCGGAACTATGCGTCGCGGGCGAACGGCTGGTGCTGCGCCCGAGCTTTGCGGCGCTGGTCGCGGCGGAGGCGGAGCTGGGGCCGCTGTTTGCATTGGTCGAGCGCGCGGCGGACGGGCGGCTGGCGCTGGGCGAACTGGCGGCGCTGTTCTGGCACTGCGTGCGCGACCGGCCCGCGGCGCTGACGCGCGAGGATGTCGGCGAGGCGGTCGTGGCGCAGGGGCTGGCGGCGGTTACCCCGGCGCTGCGCGTGCTGCTGGGGCAGATATTGCAGGGGCGCTGAGGTGGCGGACGAGCGGCTGGGACCTGCGGCGGTGACGCTGGCGGGGCTGATGGCGCGCGTCGCGGGGTGGCGGCCCGATGATTTCTGGGCGGCGACGCCCGCCGATGTGCGCGCGGTGCTGGCGGGGTGGATCGACGCGGGCGATGCTGCCCGGTTCGACCGCGCGGCGCTGAGCGCGATGATGGAGCAATTTCCCGATGGATGAGATCGACGAGATGGTCGTCGCGGTGCGCGCCGACACGGGGGCGTTCCGGCGCGACATTGCCGCGCTGCGCGCGGAGCTGCGCGGGCCGCTGGTCGCCGGCGCCGAGGAGGCGGGAAATGCGATCGAGCGGGCGCTGTCGCGCGCGATCACCACCGGCAAGCTGGGGTTCGAGGATCTGAAGCGGCTGGCGCTGTCGGTGATGGCCGACATTGCGCGTGCAGCGATTTCGGGCGGGCTGGGGGCGGCGCTGGGCGGCGGCGGGGCGAGCGGGGGCGGCGGGCTTCTGTCGCTTGGTTCGTCGATCGCGATGGCGCTGTTCGGGGCGCCGGGGCGCGCGACGGGCGGGCCGGTGAGCGCGGGGCGCGCCTATCGCGTCGGCGAGCGCGGACCCGAGCTGTTCGTGCCGACCGCGAGCGGGCGGATCGAGGCGGCGGGCGGGGCGACGCGGCATATCGCGATCACGGTGAATGTGCAGGGGCCGGCGGGCAATGATCCGCAGCGGCTGGCGCAGACGGGGCGGCAACTGGCGCGCGCGGTGCGGCGCGCGGTGGCGGCGGGGGAGGACTGATGGGCTGGGCCCTGGTGGCGGCGGCCGAGCCGCATCATCGCAAGGGGTGGATCAAGCGGTTCGACCCGCGCTTCTGGACGGTCGATTTTGCGCGGCCGATGATGGCGAGCGTGACGAGCGCGGCGCCGGGGGCGCTGCGCGTCGAGGCGGTCTTTTACCGCAAGCAGGATCTGGCGGGGCTGATCTGGGAGACGGCGGACCGGTGGGATCACCCGCTGCTCGCCTATGAAACGCGGCGTGATTTCCGGCACACGCAGCTCCTTTTCCGATGGCGGTCGGGCGGGGTGAAGCCGCTCGACGCGCTGCATGGCCCGACGCTGACGATCGAGGGGCGCGATGCGGGAGGCAATCCGCGCGCCTGGTATGTGCGGTTGTGGAACTATGCCGAGGGGAGTGCGGAGGATGCGGTGGTGACGCTCGATTTCGATGCGCTCGACGGCGGTTTCCTGCTTCCCGGCGAGGCGGATCCGGTGTGGGCGGGGGATGTCGACAGGATGTTCGTTTCGCTGGTGCCGCCGACCTATGACGGCGGCGAGGGCGATTTGGATGCGCCGGTCGAGGGCTGGGCCGAGATGAGCGACATCGTCTGCACCGGATCGGGTTCGGTGCTGGCGATCGGCGATGCGGTGCTCCCCGAAACGGCGCTGGGCATGACCAACGGCTATGACGATTGCTATCACCTGACCCCGGCGCGCGTGGTGCGGCAGATCGTGCAATTGGGCTATCGCGGCGACGTCGTCCATTATGTCGGGATGAGCCATTATATGCGGCTGGCGCCGTCAGCCGCGGGCCTGCTCGCGGATGCGTCGGCGGGCGCGTTGAACGGTCCGTGCGCGGCCTGGCATCGCGATTTGGCCGCCGCGTGCGCGGCGGCGGGGCTGGGGCTGATCTGGTCGCTGTCCTATGAATTGTTCGACGCCTATTGCCCCGAGGACTGGAAGCAGCGCGACGCCGATGGCGCGCCCGCGCTGACCGGGTGGGAGCCGCCCTCGACCCTGCTGTCGCCGGCGAATGCGGCGGCGATGGCCTGGTTGCAGGCGGTCGCGCGGGCGTTCGTCGCGATCGGGCGCGATGCCGGGCTGGCGTGCAGGTTTCAGGTCGGCGAGCCCTGGTGGTGGATCGCGGACGGGGGGCGCATCTGCGCCTATGACGCGGCGGCGTCGGCGGCGCTGGGCGGCGCGGGCGTGGCGATTGCCGACGTGCGCGGGCCGCTCGACGCGGCGCAGCGGGCGATGCTCGATGCGCTGGGCGCCTTGCTCGCCGATTCGACCGCCGCGCTGGTCGCGGCGGCGCGGGAGGAGGCGGGTGCGGCGGGGCTGGTCAGCCACTTGCTCGTCTATCTGCCGACGGTGCTCGACCCGGCGGCGGCAGAGGTGCGGCGCGCCAATGTGCCGCTCGGCTGGGCGGCGCCGGCGTTCGACGTGCTCCAGCTAGAAGATTATGACTGGGTGACCGGCGGGCGCAGCGGCGAGACCGCTGGCGCGCGCGCCGCGATGGCGCTGCGGCTCGGTTATCCCATTGCAGAACAGCATTATTTTTCGGGGTTCGTGCTGCTGCCCGAACAGCGCGGCCGGTGGGCGGCGATCGCAGAGGCCGCCGACGCGGCGCGGCGCGCGGGGGTGGCGCGGACCTTTATCTGGGCGCTGCCGCAGGTGGCGCGCGACGGCTTCACGGCCTTTGATGGGGAGGACAGGGTGCAGGCGTTCGATGCAGTGGATTTCCCGATTGCGATCGGGCGCGAGGCGGTGGCGCTGACCGAATTTTCGACGCAGATCGTCAGCTCGCCATCGGGGCACGAACAGCGCGCGAGCGAATGGGCCGAGGCACGGATGCGCTATGACGCCGGGCCGGGGATCAGGTCCGAGGCCGATGTGCGCGCGCTGACGGCGTTTTTCCGCGCGCGGCGCGGCGCGGCGCGCGCGTTCCGCTTTCGCGATCCGTTCGACAGCAGTTCGGCCGCCGATAACGGGCTGCCGACCGCCGAGGATCAGTGGCTGGGGACAGGCGACGGGGTGCGGCGGCAATTTGCGCTGGTGAAGCGTTATGGCGAAGGCGACGCCGAAGCGGTGCGGCCGATCCGCCTGCCGGTCGCGGGGAGCGTGCGCGTGTCGGTGGGTGGGATCGAGACGGCGGCGTTCCTGGTGACGGGCGAAGGCGAGGTGCTGCTCGACGCGGCGCCCGCCGAGGGCGCGGTAGTGCGGGCGGGATTCCGCTTCGACGTGCCGGTGCGCTTTGCCGACGACCGGCTGGAGGTGAGCCGCGCGACCTTCCTCGCGGGCGAGCTGGCGAGCGTGCCGCTGGTCGAGGTGCGCGCGCCATGGTGACGCCGGTGAGCCTGAACGCCGCGCCCGACTGGCTGCGCGCGGAGCTGGTGACGCTCGCCTGGTGCTGGCGCCTGTCGCGGCGCGACGGGGTGACGATCGGGCTGACCTCGCACGACCGCGACCTGCTGATTGACGGGCTGGTCTATCGCGCGGCGCCGGGGATGAAACCGTCGGCGATCGAGACGCGCGACAGCCTGGACGCGGCGACGATGGACATCGAGGGCGCGATCGCGAGCGATGCGATCGCGGCGCGCGACCTCGACGCCGGGCGCTGGGACGGGGCGGAGCTGGAACTGTTCCTGACCGACTGGACGGCGCCCGCAGCGGCGCCGGTCACGGTCGCGCGCGGATCGCTGGGCTCGGTCGAGCGGCGCGGCGCGGGGTTTTCGGCCGAACTCAAAGGCGTGACGCAGCTGCTCGACCGGCCGGTGTGCCCGGCGACGTCGCCGTCGTGCCGCGCGACGCTGGGCGACCGTGCGTGCCGGGTCGATCTGGCGCCGCGCACGCATGCCCGGCGTGTTGTCGCGGTCGCGGGGCGCGTCGTGACGCTCGATGCCGCCGCGCCGCATATGGCGTTTGGCGAATTGCTGTGGATCGAGGGCGCCAATTGCGGGCTGGCGAGCCCGGTGAGCGCCGCCGAGGGGGCCGAGTTGCATTTGGCCGAAGCGCCGCCCTTTGCACCGGACGCGCCGGTGCGCGTGCGGCTGACCGAAGGGTGCGACAAGCGGCTGGCGACCTGCCGCGACCGTTTTGCCAATGCGGTCAATTTTCGCGGCGAGGCGCATCTGCCGGGCAATGATCTGCTGACGCGCTATCCGGGTGGATAGGGTCGGCGCGCGCGCTTTCGCGGCGGCGCGGGCGATGGTCGGGGCGCGGTTCCGCTTTCAGGGACGCGATCCGGCGGCGGGGCTCGATTGCGTCGGGCTGGTCTGGGCGGCCTATGCCGACGCCGGTGTGCGGCTGGCGCGGCCTGACGGCTATCCGCTGCGCGGTTGGGCGCGGGCGCGGATCGAAGCGGCGTTGGCGGCGGCGGGGTTCGCGTCCGCAGACGACCGCGCGCGAGCGGGCGATGTGGCGCTGATCGTCCTGCCGGCGGGGCAATTTCATCTGGGGCTGATCGGAACCGATCGCTGGATTCACGCCCATGCGGGGTTGCGGCGCGTCGTCGAGGCGCCCGTCGATGCCGAGGTGCGCGCGGCGCCGCGATGGCGCCTGCGACAAGGAGACAATGATGGCGACTTTGGTGCTGACGGTGGCCGGCGGGCTGATCGGCGGGCCGGTGGGTGCGGCGATCGGAGCGGCGCTGGGCCAGCAGGTCGATGCGGCGATCCTGGCGCCGAGGCGGCGCGAGGGGCCGCGGCTTGCCGACCTGAAGGTGCAGGCGTCGACCTATGGCCAGCAGATACCGCAATTGTTCGGGACCATGCGCGTCGCGGGCAGCGTGATCTGGGCGACCGACCTGATCGAGCGGCGCGAGAAGCGCGGCGGCGGCAAGGGGCGGCCTTCGACGACCGAATATAGCTATGCGGTGTCGCTGGCGATCGCGCTGTCGTCGCGGCCGATCCGCGCGATCCGGCGCATCTGGGCGGACGGCAACCTGCTGCGCGGGACGAGCGGATCGTTCCGGGAGCGCTGCACCTTTCGCTGGTACGACGGCAGCGAGGACCAGATGCCCGACCCGCTGATCGCATCGGCGCTGGGGATCGCGTCGGCGAGCGGCTTTCGCGGGATGGCCTATGCGGTGTTCGAGGAGCTGGAGCTGGGCGGTTTCGGCAATCGCATCCCGTCGCTGACCTTTGAGGTCGAAGCCGATGCGGGGAGCATCGACGCGGGGCTGATCGGCGCGCGGCTGCTGGACGATGCGGTGCGGTGCGGCGGCGACTGGGGATTTTCGGGCTATGCGGCGTCGGGCGACCGCGCGCGCGACGCGCTGACGCCGCTGTTCGAGGCCGATGGCGTGCGGCTTCTCAGCGGACCGGGCGGCTGGCGCCTCGCGCCCGCCGCCCAGGCGGGGGAGGCGGTGGCGCTCGCCGATTTTCGCGAGAAACGGCGAGGCGAGGAAGCGGCCGTCGACACCGAGCGGCGACGGGCGCCGCTGGCGTCGCTGCCGGGCACGATGCGGCTGCGCCATTATGAGCCGGACCGCGATTATCAGCTGGGCCAGCAAACAAGCCATGTCGCGGGCGGCGGCGCGCGTGAGGAGCGGATCGACCTGCCCGCCGCGCTGCCCGCCGCGTCGGCGCGCGCGCTGGCCGCGCGGCTCGCGGGGGCGGCGGCCGACGGGCGCGAGACGATGGCCCTGCGCGCCGATCTGGCGGCGGCGGCATTGACGGTGGGGCAGGTGGTGATGCTCGCCGATGGCAGCGGCTGGCGGCTGGCCGAACGCACGATCCGGGGCGACGAGATATGGCTGGAACTGCGTCGGCACCAGCCGCTTCCGGCGACCGGGCTGCCGGCCGATCCCGGCGTTCCCGTGGGAGCGCCCGACTGGCCCGACGCGACCGGGACCATCCGCGTCCTCGACCTGCCGAACCTCGGCAGCCCGGCCGCATCGGCGCCGCGCGTGCTGGTCGCGGGCGCGGGCAGCAACGACGGATGGCGCGGCGCCGACCTGTGGTTCGTTCCCGCGCCCGGCGCCGAACCGATCGCGGCGGGGACGCTGCGGCCCGCCGCCGCGCTGGGGCATCTGGCGGCGCCGCTCGAGGCGGGGAGCGCGGACCTGTTCGACCTTGCCAATGCCGCGATCGTCGAACTGACCAATCCGGCGATGACGCTGGAATCGGTCGACGATGCGGCGCTGCTCGGCGGGGCGAACCGCGCGATGCTGGGGAGCGAACTGCTGCAGTTCGGCCGCGCGGAGGTGGTGGCGCCGGGCCTGTGGCGGCTGTCGCACCTGTTGCGGGGGCGTGCGGGGACGCGAGACGCGATGATCCATGATGCGGGCGAAGCCTTTGTGTTGCTGGACGATTCGGCGGCGCTGCTGCTGCCCGAAACGCTGTCGGGCTGGACCGAAAGCGGCGAGGCGGTGCTGCAATGGATTGCACGCGGCGGCACGGCAATGAGCGAGGTCGCGGTGCCGATGGCGGGCCGCGCGCTGCGACCGCTGGCGCCGGTGCATGGCCGCCTATCGCCCGATGGAGCGGGTGGGGCGACCGCAGGCTGGGTGCGGCGCAGCCGGGTCGATACCGGATGGCGCGACCAGGTCGATCTGCCCGTCGGCGAAAACCGCGAGGCGTGGCGCGTCGCGCTGGCGCCCCCCGTGCCCGGCATCGGGCCATGGGAGCTTTCATCGCCCGTTCTGGCAATCGCGGCGGGCGAACTGGCGACCGTGCCGCCGGGGACGGCGCTGGAGGTTCGGCAGGTCGGCGATTTCGCGCTGTCGCCGCCGCTTTTCATACCGCTGACATAGGAGGACAGGATGACCGACACGCTCGCGACGCCGCGATTTGGCCTGCCGCTGCTTGCCGTCGCGCAGGCGCAAAAGGAGGTGACGCACAATGAGGCGCTGACGCTGCTCGACGCGCTGCTGCACCCCGCCGTCGAGGACGGCCCGCTTTCCACGCCGCCCGGAACGCCGACGCCGGGGCAGGGCTGGATCGTCGGGACGGCGCCGACCGGCGCGTGGGAGGGGCAGGACGGCGCGATCGCGCTGTGGACCGGCGGCGGCTGGCGGTTCGTTGCCGCGCGCGAAGGCATGCGGATTGTCCGGCTGAGCGATGGCGCATGGCTTTGCTTTCATGGCGGCATGTGGGTGGCGCCGGCGACGATCGACCCACCCGGCGGGGGCGGCGTGATCGATGTGGAGGCACGGGCGGCGCTGGTCGCGCTGCTCGCCAGCCTCGAGGCGCAGGGTCTTATGATTTCAGGCTGATTTTGTGTTTTTTGACGGCGAGAGTGCGACTTTTTGGCAACAGATTGACGATTTGTTAGCTTGCACGGAACCAAAGCGGCGAGTAGGACGTCTGGCGAGACGTATATCTCAAATTGAAAGGGGAATTATTATGAGGAAGCTTGCCGTCGCTGTGGCGTTGGCCTCCACCACCCTCGCGTCGCCGTCCATGGCGCGCGACGATTCCTGGTATGTCGGTGTTGGCGCGGGCGCAATGCTCGTCGAAGACATTGATCTCGATATCGGCACCTTCAACAATGCCGGGTCGCTCGACCATCGCGCGGGCTATGATTTCGAAGGCACCGTCGGTTATGACTTCGGCGGGTTCCGTGCCGAAGTCGAAGTCGGCTTCCGTGAAGCCGACATCAAGTCGGGCCGTTTCGGCAACCCCGGCATCCCGCAGACGGCATCGGGCGCGGGTACGCTGTTCACCGGCTCGACCGACCTGAACGGCGATTCGAACGCGCTCAGCTTCATGGTCAACGGCATGCTCGACTTCGGCGACGACGACGGCCTGCAGGGCTTTGTCGGCGGTGGCGCCGGTGTCGCCCGCGTGTCGGTCGAACCCGTCTTTGCCGGTCCGTTCCTCGACGATTCGGACACGGGCTTTGCCTGGCAGGCGATCGCGGGCGTCCGCGCGCCGCTCAGCAGCAACTGGGACGTCGGCCTGAAGTATCGCTTCTTCAACGCCGACAATGTCGATCTGGTGGATCAGGCCGGTCGCGACGTTTCGACGCGCTTCCGCTCGCACTCGATCCTCGGCACGCTGACGTACAACTTCGGCGGCGCTCCGGAGCCGGTGGCGCCTCCGCCGCCGCCTCCGCCGCCCCCGCCGCCCCCGCCGCCCCCGCCGCCTCCGCCGCCGCCGCCGGTCGTGGAATGCGCGCCTGGGCCGTACATCGTGTATTTCGACTGGGATCAGTCGAACATCACGCCGGAAGCGGCTTCGACGCTCGACAATGCGATCAGCGCCTATAACCGTGGTTGCACGGGCACGCAGATCATGCTCGCCGGTCACGCCGACCGTTCGGGTTCGGCCCGCTACAACGTCGGCCTGTCGGAACGCCGCAACGATGCGGTTCGCAGCTATCTGACCGCTCGCGGTATCTCGGATGGTTCGATCAGCGCGCAGGCGTTCGGCGAAACCCGTCCGGCCGTTGCGACCGCCGACGGCGTCCGCAACGACCAGAACCGTCGCGTGGAAATCACTTACGGTCCGAACTCGGGCATGTAA